CATCTCAATCAGTCGGTACTCATGTAGTGCAAGCTACTCAGAATATTGCTGATGGACTTACGTCTGCTGGTGCTCAAATGACCACTGGCGTCTCCTTTAAGGGGATAACGCATGAAATCTCAACTCATAAAGTTGGGTTAAGTTTATGTGCGAAATCAATTTTAGATTGCAAATCTATTCCTGATGTAACATCAGAAGTAGGAAAGGTTTGTAGTCTATTAGGATTGGAACATTCTCTCATCGATTCTGTCGTTGGGAAGATTTGTACTCTTGGTGGTTCACAACTATCAAATGTCATACCCGTTCGTCAACATGGGCATGACGATTTCGAAAAGTTTATTCCATTGTTAGCTTCTGCTGCTGCGTTTACTAATATTGAATTAGGCGGCTTTGAAGCAAAACATATGGATGGATTTGCTCGGAATCTCCGTTCTGCGGAAACAATCACTAAACATGTTCGTGATGTTGCTGAATCCTTAGGGTTTCTAAAGTCTAAAAATTGGGCGATTCTTGAAGAATTAAATACCGCTGTGGTTAGCCTTAAAGCTGATCATCTCTGGATAGCTGAAACTCTTGCATTACGAGGCTCTGATTTTTGTCGAGCTGAGAATTGGAAGCGTGTCGAGGAATATCGAGAGAAAGTGGAAAATCTTTCGAAAAGATTGCGTTCAATTAATCTCCCAGAGATTAAAAACAATCAAATTGTTATTGAAGTCAATATCATCCAAAATAAGATGATAGATTACCTTAATCAAATTAAAGTAATCAGACAGAGTATTGGGATTCGTCCCGTACCAGCTGGAGTTTGTATCCAAGGTCCAAGTCAAATTGGAAAATCAACTATTGTAGCTGAGATTTCGAAGCGTGTAAAATCGAGACTTCGTTCCCATCAAGATCTTTTCGGAGATACTCTTGGGTGGTCCCAATGGGACGCCAATCAACGTGAGGAGTTCGATAGTGGATACGTTGGGCAAGAAATTGTCAATATGGATGATGCCTTCCAGGATAAAACCAATAAGGATCATCTTATGTGGTATACCTATATATCACCAACATGTGTTGGAACGATCCAAGGAGTTGCGGAACAAAAGGGTTTACCCTTCCGCGCTCTATTGTGTCTAACGACATGTAATGCAATGCCGACCAAGTCAATCACGGTCGAACATATTGCTGCTCTTCATGAGCGCTTTCCATTGACTTATAAAGTTGAATTGAAAGAAAATGTAGCAATGCCAAA